CTACACGTAGATCTGATATTAGATTAGACTGTATAATGTTAGCTTGTTCTAGTACAGTCACTCTAGACGCATTAGACGTAACATCATCTTCGAGTATACCTACTCTAGAATTGTTAGAATTCACATCCACTCTAAGACTATCTAATAATGTAGATTGTATACTGTTAGCTTCTTCTAGTATTGTCACTCTAGATGCGTTAGATGTGAGATCATTTTCCAATATAGTAACCCTAGAATCATTAGAATTCATATCTGTGCGAAGTTTGTTTATAAGTCCAGCTTGAACTACATTCGCTTCTTCCAAATCGCTAACACGGAACGCGTTATCATTTAGATCTGTACGAATGGATATTCTAGCTAGTTCTAACACATTTATCCGACTTGCGTTAGAATCCATATCTCTCTCCAAAACGAATATTCTATCCGCGTTATTATTCAAATTAATTTCATTAATAGTTATTAAATTTGCTTGAACGGCGTTGGCCAATTCTAGATTTGAAATTCTAGAAACGTTAGAATCGAAGTTTGGTTCCAATACAACGTTAATACCATTAACGAAAACATTAGTTGCATGTAACACACCAACGTTTGCGCTACCATGAACATCTATATCAAATTCAGGTGAATCTGTTTTAACACCCAATCCACCGGAAGTCGTTATACTCGTTTCTGTATTTGTGAAGTACACGGGTAACGATATAGTATTTCCATTAACAGCAGCATCTTCCAGTGTTGTGGGCAAATCTCGAAGCCGTCTACCATTACCTATATAAGCATTTGCAGATACGTCACCGAAAATAAAAACATCCCCTTCAGCCACTAGAGAAGTATCCGGATTTGTAAATAACACCGGTATATCTATAGTATTACCATTCTCAGCTGCATCTTGTAAAGAAGTCTGAATATTAGATATTTGACTACCATCTCCTACAAACCCATCTGCACTTACTAAACCACCCGTTTCTATATTACCCGTAGCACTTATAGATGTTTCGGGGTTTGTAAATTGAATACTACTAGAAAGAGTATTTCCCTTTGCAGCGGCATCTTCTAAAGATGTCAATACACCTGTCAACTTACTACCATCACCAACAAAACTTTCGGCGAATATATTACCATGACCTAGAACTATACCAACGGTATCATCTATTTTGATATTGGACCCGACGTGTAAATTACTTTCAACTTCTACTTTTCCTGAAAAAATGTGTCGTGTGGTCCCTACCATTTATATTAACACAGATAAAATGTGTATTGAATTCCTGCAAAGAGTGAATTCTTTGAAGCAATTTTTTATAATATGAATGCATATAAGGCGGAAGAATTTAATACGTATGTACCCACTGTGAATGTCTTTACGTAAATTTTACATGCCTGTTTATGTGCACGGGGGCTTCCGTTTATATTTAAAATATCCGAATACGTGTCTAATTCTTCCCAATTTTCCGTATTAATTGAATTAATATTAATTAAAAATGCTGTAATAGAACATTTGGTAGTAAATGTAAAAGTCTCCGGATCACGTGATGTGTTTATATATTTAGTACCCAATGATCCTATAAGCCAATCGGGTACATTATTATACATTCCCCAAACTCTACCATAATCGTCTGTAACTATATATTCACCTTCATGAATTAAAATTTTTTCTTGCTTGGGATCTGTTATATTTATTACAGTATTTATCAAATTCCACCTAGCCGTATTAATAAATGAACCATTTACATGAAGCGAAGCAACTGGATTAAAAATATTTATTCCGGTTTGTTTATTTGCACCGTCGACTGTTAATATATCATTACCACTCTCACATACCCTTAAACGTTTACCTCCAGATTCGCGCACGCCAATGCTTACATCACCACTATTATAATATATATCATTATCTAAAGAAAGCCATTTTGAATCAGTTAAACCCGTTAAAGCACTTCCATCCCCATGAAATCGAGTAGCATACATATTCCCCGTAACGTGAAAAATATTCGAATTGTCCTCGTCATCATCGGGTAGACTGGCTGCGTTTCCTATACCAACACGCCCACACGATTTATCTACATAAAATGTAGGCATTTCTTCACCTGTAGATAAAATACCTGTAACGAGTTGAACATTCTTAGAAGTCATCTACTATAAATAATATAAAAAACATATTTGCAAATAAAGACGTGTTTCATTTGAAAAAACGTTTTTAATAGTTAAAATATACGGTGGGAATGGATAGTGCGCCTATACTTTCTAGTTTACCCGCTGGATTGTGAGAAATATATTCTATAAAAATTGAAAAATTACCCTTATTTTCTATAGTGTTTAACGGTTGTATTCTGACAGTTGTTGTGGTCGTTGTAACATTTATATCCCAAGGATTAGTGTTATTTTCAGTACCGAATACAGATAAAGGTCCCTGTGCTATAGATTGAGGTGTATCGTCACCGCCGCGTTCACCACCTGCGACATCTAATATCATTGTACTCACTTCATCATCGTTATTATCGATAAGTTGTGCAATTATTTTTGCATAAAATGGGTGCGTTGTAAACGTAATATTTAATCTTGCACCTTGTGCGGTGGTGCCGTCTGGTATATCTGACGCATGACTATACGTTTTTTTATTGACACCTCCCATATTCGTTATAATACCTCCAGTCACGTACGCGTGACCTTTTGTATATGTATTTCCGTTCGCTGTTATAACGTTTGATTCTGTGTTATTATCTATAAATACGCTCTCACCAACTGAAATAGAATGTATCGGTGATGTGTTTATGACACCTACGTTTGATTCTGTAAATAATTTTCCATAAATATGAACATTCATAGAATCCTTTTCTTCAACATTTGATGTTACTTGAGTAGCTTCCATAGCACTGTTAGATGTATACGCAATCGAAAATTCGGTTTTATCTGCGTCATAATATACACCCACATTAGAACCGTTTGGACCTCTATTGAATATATGACCCAAATCAAAGGTAGCAAGATCCGTGTTATTTGAACCTATTTCTACGAGTCCATCTTTAATTGTTGTGTTCGTTACGTGGATATTAGCCACTGTCCCTACAGATGTCACATTACCTTGCACAAATAAATCACCTGCAACAGTTACGTCACCGGATGCATCGGTTTCTACAGCGGATGAAATACCTGCTAATGAAAGGGGAACTAAAGTTCTAAATAACTGATGCGTTTCTTGATTATATACTACTAATGTATTCGAAGAAGATAGAGAACCATCATTTTCAAAATGAGTAGCTAACTCTAAAGGGGTGATATATACACCACTTGCAATAGTTGCATCTATCTTTTCTTCACTGGCATTGATAACTATGGAGTTTTCCGCCTGATCTTCTCGACAATTTTTGCCAAATCTAAGTTTTGTTGCACCACCGACAGTACTTAAATTCTTGGGCATTTAATATACTTATATATTTAATTTGCGTAAACTAATCCCGCCATTCCATTATTTACTCTTAGAATGTTATAATTTACGGCATAAATAGGGTCAATTATACGTCTATTCTGACTATGTAATTTTACAGACTCTACCCTACTAAAATTTAAACTACCACTCGGCTGATAAGAACTTGTATTCAAACAAAAGCAATACAAAAAGAAATCTGGAGATGTTACGTAATTTGTATGATAATAACTCATTATATCTACGAAATGAGGTTTGGCCCATTTAAATTGGCATATGTCTGTGCCATTTATACTCAATTTTATTTTATTATCAACGGAAGTTAACGAACTCTCAGAATTTGTGTTCGAACATGCGATATATTTCACCGGGTGGTTAAATGTTAAGTCCTGAATAAATTCATCCGATGGGATGCTTTTTTGAACCTGTGTTATAAGAATATTACGAGGTCTTGATGACATAATACCTCGTTCTTCATTATCGAGATAATAATAATTTGAATATGCTTCAATGTTATAATTACTCGCGTCAGGACCCCAATCTATACGCAATTCAACTGAATGATATTGTAAAGCGACAAGTGGTATAGCTGACTGTGGTCCTTCACAAAAAAACATTCGCACCGGGTAAAAGAATGATCGTGCAGAAGCTCCGGGATGAGTACCATTCGATCCTTTAGATACGTTTGGTGCACACGTATCTATAGCTATTTTTTCGGTAAAATCATGGTCTTGAGTATCTATAACCTGCCCCCCGATTAATAATTGTACTTTATTAATTATTCGCCCCCAATCTTGAATGTCAACGGCACGTGAATTATTGTCTATGGAAAAATATGTATATCCTAAAAGATCACCGTTTCTTTCGAAATGAATAGACGACATAGAATTATTTTTTATAGCTCCTTGAATAGTCTGTTTTTCAATTGATTGCGAAAAATTACTATGTCGTTTAAACGTCGAAGAAAAGAATGAAATTTCTGGTTCTCCTATTATATGCTCATCCTGTGCGCCAATAGAAATCAATTGGACAATTCCAGATGACATATCTACTATATTAAACCTATTTTAATTTATGAATGTATAACGCCCTGAAATTTAAGCAAGATTCCGTTTCCTGCATGTAATACGAAATATAAAAGTAGAATCCCCTATATTAGCTGTAGTCCCATCTTGTTTGTCAATATTAAATGTTAAGCGATTTAATTTTCGTATAGGATTGTGATAACATTGAACAATTGGGTATTCATCTCGAAATAAAAACACCTTAGTTCCAATTTCACCGAGAGATGTATGGGCACCTAAAATCGTTCCAAAAATACCGTTAAGGTGATTCTTTGTATCGACTGTAGAATCATCATCACCGGAAAAGTTTATTTCTGCTTGCGTTTGGTGAGTAAAATGTGTACGAAGTTCTTCTATACCTATATGAAATGCCTTTTGGTTCGTACCATCCGTCGTGATCATAGAAGCAGAAACTAAACGTGCCTGAACAACATTCTCAATTGGAGTGGGTAGAAATGCTGTGAAATCCGATTTAGAGCTACGTCCCAAATTATCAACTATTACAGTGTGAATCTCATGTTCGTAATCTGGAATATCGGGCTGAGATGGAGTAATTATAAACGCCATTTATAATACACTCAGAAATTTTCCACTTAAAAAATATGTATTTTTTTAACTAGAAATTTTATATTTACATTATTTTTTTACATGATCTTGTAATTCGCGTGTGCACGTACGAGCTCTTGTGCACCGCATACACCTCCTACGCTGGTGGAGTATACACTGTCTGTACATTCGGAGCTACCTTTAAGGCTTGTTAAAGGTTTTTCCGAAACAGCCTGTATGTCTATAGGTGCGGGGTCATATGTGCTTACCCTAGAAGCTCCGAAAAAATACTGAATAGCAAGTATAGCCACAATTATTATAACGACCATTTTAAGTGTTGATCGATTTGTTGAATTAAGTCTCATTTATTGTGTACTGATATTTTTTTATAAAGTGCGTTAAAGAGAATAGATTAGTTTCAATATAGAGAGTAATGGACGGTGAAATTATTCTCGATCGGGGAACCGATTCCGTTATGAAATTAGATGCAAATGAACAAGCTATGATGGATGAAATTGAAATTGATTTTGGTCAATCTCGTACACATATCCCCCCAACTATACAAAGAATGAAAGGTCACCGTGAAATGCCAAATGTAAATTTTCAGGAAGATGTGGATGCATTCGCAAATCCTATGAAACATAGCGCACCTACACAACCTCGCAATGATGATCCTATAGATCACGGGGAATATGTAGATGATACACCGTATGATACAGGACCAGCTACCGGAGTAGATTACGGACCTGATGCACAACAAGAGGAATCTCCCTCGTCTGGTTATAAAACTGTAGACGAAGAAAAATCTGATTTACTTAATAAACTTGGGCGACTCGAAAAACGAGGGTTTACGGTGAATAAAAGTTTAAATGCTTATTCTCCGGTAGACGAACTTCGAACTGAAGTTAAACGTATAACATACAGTATAGAAGTAGACAAATCTATAAAATTCTCGCGTCGTATGCTCATAGCATGTGTGACAGGTTTAGAATATCTCAATAAAAGATACAATCCATTTGATATCCAGCTCGATGGATGGTCAGAAAATGTTATGGAAACACAGGATGATTATGATGAAGTGTTTGAAGAGTTATTTGTTAAATACCGAACCAAGATGCACGTCGCACCAGAAATCAAACTTATAATGATGTTAGGTG